TGTAGTTATTACAAAATTAGAATTAGGATTAGAATCGGATTCAGAATCAAAATATTCTTTCCATAAAAAAGTTTCACAATCTATAATTATTCGTTTTTGTCTACAAAATGGATCGAAAAATTTTTTAGAATACGCCTTTAATTGATTTTTATAGTCTAAATAAATATTAAAATAGATAACGTCTTCTCCATTTTTATTAATTGGGTATATTATATTATACTTCTTAGAATAATTAGTTACCAACCAGTCTATTAAACGTAAACTTAACGGATTATTTTGATAAATTATATCTTTTAAAATTTCAATTCGGTCTTTGTAAAAAATTATTAAAAATTCAATGAGTGTTTCCTCTTTTTTACTCAAACACATAATTATTAATAATTCCTTGTATTCTTTATGTAATTTTCTATTTCAATTCAAATTATGTTCAAATTATATAAAGAATATATATATGTATATAATCATGTTTGAGATTATAGATGAAAGGGAAAGGAAAAAAATTATTTTTTTGTTAAACAATCTATGGTGTGGTAAATCTGGTTATTTTTTTCCACAGCAGATATGCGAATACATCGAGAGAAAAGATTTATTTAAACTTAACACTTTTGTATATTATTATTATAAAAAAAATACAAAAAAAGAAAAACGGGGTATTTTATTTTTATTTACAGACGCTACAGGGGATAAAAAAGCCGTTTTAATTTTAAGAGATTTCACTATCTATTCTTTAGATATTGAATGTCATTACGAATACTACAACAACACAATGTTTGATGTAACCTTAAATAACGATAAAATTATTATATATGACACAATATATATTTCAGGAATTAAGATTAATACTTACGAATTTATTGAAAGAATTACAGAGGCTGAAAACTTTAAGAAAAATACAAACGATCCCAAATTTGATGTATGCGATTATCTATCGGAAGTATCTGATCTAATTGAATCTATAATTCCACATGAAGAAGAAATATTTATTATATCTAATAATTTTCCGATTATAGTCGGAATTAATCGCGGCTGTTTTAAGTGGCAACCAGTTGAACATATATACATAAGTTTAAAAGTTGAAGAAATAGAATCAGATTTATTGTTATACGCTACTAATTATAAAAAAGAGGTGCCATTTTCTAAAATACACTCGTTCGATGAACATGGGAAAATGTACATTGAAAAAATTAAAACATTACCAAATTATAAAAATGGTTGTGTAATAGATATATGTTTTACTGAAAATAATGAAAATAAAGAAAATAATGAAAATAATGAAAATAATGAAAATAATGAAAATGAAAATGAAAAAAATTGTGAAAATGAAAATAATAAAACGATTAAAATTTTGCGCGTAAGCGAAAGTTTTCCAGCATCTATTAGATATATTGAAAAATTATTATTTTCTAAACACGAAAACATAACTGCTCATGATTTAATTAAATAATAGTACATTATTATACCAAGTTCCATTGTAAATCATCGCTAATATAATATAATATAATATTAAAACTATAAATTCATGTACATATATATGAATTTATAGTTTTACTTATTTACATTTCTACATGTTAATACGTTAATTTAAATATTTAATAGTCACCGAAGAAGCTCATGCGAGCCTTCCGGCGGCGATACGAACGGCGAGCAGCGATAGCCGATTTGGTCATCTTTAGACGACGGCCACCGCGACCACGGCCACGACGAACCCGACGAGCACTCTTGCGACCACGACGACCACGGCGCATTCTCATTCTTCTCGCGGAAAGATAGACTTTTCCGGAGCGCGAACGATAGTATAGGGCGCCACTTTTACCCCTGTAAACCTTGCGTTTACGACCTCTTACAATTACCGACCTGCCACGGCTGCTTCTGCCGCGACCACGGGGGCGACCTACGCGCCTCTTGCGACCAAAATCCATTGCATAATCATCGTACATTTCTTTTTATATTTAGAAAAGAAAATAATTTTTAATTTAATTCATTTAATTTTAATTCATTTAATTTTAATTCATTTAATTTAAAATTTTCAAAAATTTGATTATTATATTTTCTTTAAAATTATTATCTTCAAGAAATTTTAGAAGTTCTTTTTTATTAAAAACGTTAATCTTAAATTTTTCTGGAATCGTATAATCAAATTCTCTAAATATTTTTCTGGCAATTTCAAACTCAAACTTATCGGGTTTAATAACTAAATTTTCTATATAATTATCTATTGATTTATGCTGTTTTATGATATTAAAAGAAGTAACAGGACCAATACTTGCGATAGTATCCGAATAATCGCATCCAGACAGGATACAAAAATCTACAAACATTTCAGATGTCATCCCAAAGTTTTGAAGAACTTTAATTGTGTCTATTTCTATTATTTTGTTAATAGAAGTTTTGATTATTTTTTCACAACCAAAAGTCATGGCATCCGTGTCATCTGTCACTGTATAATCCACAAGTCCATTTTTTTGTAAAAATGCGCAATATTTTTCCGCATCGTCCGGAGCAGTACAATACGGTATTCCTGATTTTTCTAAAAGTTCTTTACATTCTGTTATATGCGACTTTTTAATCCTGATTATCTGAGACGATACTCTTGTAATTTCATCTGTAAAATTTTTTTTCTCTTCATCGGTTTTAGCCATAGTCTCTAAATTTCTCAATTCTTCGATCCTTACATACAATCTTTCCTTGTTATCGTGTCTTTTCTGAATTGTATTTCTTTTTGCGTCTGGGGGATCTCCATCGAAAACAAAAACCGGTAGAATTCCGTTAGACATATAGTACTTAATTCTATTCACTATACCAACCAAATGAGAATTCTCAGATTTTGAAGCATACTTAAATTTGTATAAAAGTATGCTACAATCTATAGCAAAAATACATCCATTATACTCCTTGATGTCTTTAACGGTCTCAGCTTCTGGAGAATATTTTTTTATAAGATTGTTTAGGCCGCGAATACCCATTTCTTATTAATATATAAATTAATCTTTTAAATCTTATTTTTTTTAACAATAAACGTAAATGTAAACGTAAACGTAAATGTAAACGTAAATGTAAATGTAATTTTTTAAATGTCTTTAATGCTGTATTTATCCAGAGTAATGTATCCTAAACTTTTTGAATAATTAGATTTTATTTTTTTACATTCACAATTAGGTTCTTTTATACTATAGTCTGTTAAAACAAACGTTTCAGATTCTTCAGAGGAATCGTATGTTAACTTATCCGTAAGGTCTATAATATTTTTTGGTTTAGGAAATTTTGGATGTAATTTGACGTCGTTATTTCTATAATATTCTATTTCTTTCCAAAATTTTTCAAGTTTTTTAAGATTTTCTTCTAACCAGACGTCATCTCTATTAACGCGAACTATATTTATTTCATTGGGGGGTCTATATTCGATAAAATCGGCAATTTCTAAATCGCATATAAACATATTTAATTGAACTTGTGGAAAATAATATTCCGGAATCTGCCCATGTTTTATAACTCGTCTATAAGGACACTTAACCTCTAGCAAAATTGGTTTAGAATTCGGGTCTGTTTTTGAAATAGCAATTCCGTCCGGAGAACCAGCTAACCAATAATAGTCTTTATTGTTATATACGTCTTCGTGAGCTATTAATCCGTAATTATAATTAACCTGTCCGGTAATTTTACAATATTTTTGTATAGCTTCGTCTTCGTATTTTTGACCATGTAGAGTTGCAACATTTCCAACAAACGGATTTAAATCGTGTCCGCATTTTTTAAAAAGAACTTCATGAGATTTTTGATAAGGATTGATACCTAGCGCAGTCGCTGCATCTGAACTTGTCAATTTATTTTCTCTCTGCTTAAACCATTCTACAGACCGCTGTTCATATTGTGGTATCTTAAGTAATTTTTCAATTTTATCCATAAAATACTTATTTTTGTATTTAAAAACGTTTTAAATCAACTTATTTAATTTTTTTAACTAAAACACTTGGAGTATTTTTCTTTTTCATCTGTTTTTTATCAAATTCTGGTATTGCTTTTGCTTTTTTTTCATCGTAATTTTTCTTACAATATTTCCAA